TGATTTCTGCATCTTCCTTGTACTCTTGGATATTCAGCAGGATCTTGAGCTTTGCTAAATTGGGCATACCAAATGTGCCCATAAACTCTGCAATAGGTGTCTTAAACTTGGCTTTGAGTACAACACTTTTGTCCTCTGCAAGTCCGTCTATCACAGTTTCTGTGTCTGAGCCTGTAATTTTAATTAGGTCAATACAGCCAAGATCATAACTGTGCTCAACCAAGTCTAGTAGAAAGTCTCTCATTTATTTCTCCTTGGGGTATTTAGATAATAGTGTAGTATACTATAAAAGTTTTATGCAAGCGACTGGATTTGGGCAACTGTTTGTCCGCCTCTAATGCTGGTAAGTTTTCCTGGTTTCTTGGCTTCGATCCAACTCAAGTTTGCTAGGTAGTCGCCGGTAAAAACAACTTCGTAGCCAAGTTCTTTTATCATTTCAATCATCTTATGTTTAGGCTGATAGCATGCCCATTTGTGTTCTACATTGATTACACCGTGCGATTGGTCACAATCATTGTAAGTAAAAATTATGCCGCCACCCGGTACTAGCAACTCAAAACATGCTTCGAGGTATTTTTGTACCAAATCCATTGGTTTATAGTTAAAAAAATCGTATGATATAATACAACTAAATTGATTTACAGGGAACGCTTCCAATGGGTTATCATCAGTGTCTTCTACTGTGTAATATCGTAGACGTCTTTGATATGCCGGATGCCATTCTTTTTTAACTTCTTCAAACAGATCCCTGTGATGGTCAACAAGGTACAATGGGTCTAAGCCTTTGATTTGATCTGTGATGTGTCCGCCAGCTGGCCTAAACTGCATGCCCGCAAATCTCCAATCAACATAATGAGCCATACGATTACAAAAGAAATTGAAGTAATCTTCTTGCTCTACGAAAGCATTTTGTGCTGTGCGTTCAAGTATGTATTCAGGTGTATCATTCCATTGACTTTGGTATATTTCTTGACTGGCAATTTCGTACTCATTGTGATATCGCGATATTTGATCAGCAAGGTCAGTTTTAAAGTCGGTAATGTAATCTTCAACTCTTTTGAGATCATCTTCTACCCTATCGAGTAATGCTTGGATTTGTGATTTGCTGTCTCTAAAATCAAAATCAATAATATCTAAATCGTTTTTGATTTCAGTTGCATAGGTATCAACTGCTCCGCGCATTTCTGTGATCTTGTTTCTTTTAAGTACAGATAAAAAACGTACTAACAAACTTTGTTTTATCATTCTATTTCAAATAAGTTACTAAAAGTATTCTTTGTATTGGTACTGCTCTGTAGTTCCCAATTCAATACGCCAAGTAGATTTTCCAATTTCTGATCAACTACTGTTGCTTCCATAGTAGCATCGTCAAATGGCAGTTCTTTAAACCATCCAGGCAAGTTGGTTTCATCGGTGGGATAGCCTATGCTGGTCCATCCTAGAGCGTTACTCTTCAACTTACACACAATAGTTTTCATGCCATCAACGATAGCCATACTATAGTTATCACTGTTCATTTTCTTGAGAGAATTCCAGTTCATTGCCGCTCTAACGTGTCCTGGCATGTTTGCTCTGCCCTCACGTTCTTCGCGTTTGCTGTACATGGTCAGATTGTTTACACGTTTTGGAGAACCTTTCTCCCAACCTGGACGATCCGCAAACTCATACTTGAAGTCAATAATGCGTTGTACAATCTCATCACGATCTGCACCATTTAGCACACGCTCAAGGATTTCTTTTAGGAAATCCTGAATCACAACTGGAGTATCACTGCGCTTCAAGTCCAAACCCATTGCTTTGATACTTCCGGTCTTGCCGTTTACGTCAACACGTTTACCTTCCTTGTCATACACGTTTAGCGCATAACGTTTCTTGGTGATAAACAAGCCGCGATCAGCAACGTTCTCCCTACCGCCCTTGAGTATTTCACCCAGATGCCTTGGGCAATGAAACGCCTGTTCCATAAAGCCTGGAAAACTAACGTTGACTTGTTCTGCAAGGTTGTCATATAGTTCTGTACAAATCTCCTTGTTCCATTCCATACGCCCTGCTTCAACATCTTCCTTCACAGCAGGCCAAGCACTGAAGTACACAGAGTCAGTGTCACCGTAAATAACTGCTTTGCCCACGTGGTCATACTTGCCCACAATACATTCGTTTACAAAAGCATCCATGTGTTTTGCAATAGCACGACCAGTAAGTGTTGTTGATTGTCCGATGCGTTTGTCAAAGAATCTACAGCCTGGATTAAGAATGGCACCATACAAACTGTTCAAGTTAATCTTCTTAACCAACTGTCGCTTGTCCCAGAATGCTATTTGTTCTTTGTCTGTGGCTTCACGCAGTTTAACTTGTAGTTCTTGTCGTTCACGATACCAACGATCTAGCAAACCTGGAATAACACCTTCATGTTCTACTGTAAAGATTGTACCATTTGCGCTGAGTACCCATGGTTGATTGCTGTCGAATATCATCTTCCAAACTTCGGCGGCACTATGTACAGTTTCCTCTCCGTCTACCCAATCAACGGTGATCTCTGTGCCTATCTGCTGTTCCATTACAGCAGTGTATTCCAGTGTGCCGAACAAGCCTTCCCAAGCCATTGCAAAGGAACTTTTGTTTGCCATTTTATCTTTGATGTAACGCTCAGTCATAATTGGACGCAGTTGTGCAACAATGGTTTCGGGTGCCATGTTTAAAGCACGGATTGTACTTGGATACAGACTGTTGATGTCAATTGAGCCTACCCATTCGTGTATGCCCTTGCGTGGATATGCAACGTATGCACCTGCCGCCGCAGTGTCATCATCGCTGAGCCGTTCTTTGCGGTTGGGCACTACCAGTCCACGTTCATGTGCTTCGTTGATGATTGCTTGTTCTGTTACAGCAACAGCACCCATTGTGGTTTGTAGCAATACAGTGTTTGCATGAGCAAGTTCGTTAGCTAGATCCAGGAATCGCAGTTTCTTGTCCATCCTGGCAAGCAACATTGTGTCTTGTCTGTTGTAGTCAATGAACGTTTTAAAGTTTTGGTTGTACAGTTGATCCAATGTGCCTTCATACGCAACCTTGCGTTCGCCTAGTTCATACTCGCCAATAGCATCCAAACTATAACTGTGACGCTCTTCGTATGTGTATTTTCTGTACAGTTGCATGTAGTCCATGTGTACCCGACCAATCAAATCAAAGGTCAAGTTCTCTGCACCAAAACGTTCGAATGTGCGTTGCTTGGGCAACTGTCCCCATAAACAAAAACGTCTAGTGTCATCCTTGCTGAGTACTTTTGTGATACGCATTACAGTGTATGGAATATCAAAGCCTTCACTGTTCCAACCACTTAGCACATCTGCGTCATCGATGAGATCCAAGAACTGCAACAGCATGTCTTCTTCACGTTCATACAAGAATGTGTTTTCAAACTCGTTGCATATTTCTTGTGCAGTTTCCCAACTCATGTGCTTGGGAGGAACAACCAGTGTAATGCACTGATCGATCCAGTCCAAATACACTGTGATTGCTGTGATTGCGTTGAAAGGATCGTCGGGCTTTGAATAACCCTTTACAGGATCAAAGTCAACCTCAATATCGAAGAAGCAGGTTTGCAGTTTGGGTGCATCCACACCTTTGTAGTTTTCTTCAAAACAACGGAACACAGGGTTAATATCACTTTCATAGATCCCTTTGCCTTGTTGCATTCGAAGCTCTTTGCGGAACTCCTTGTTATTACGGCTTGAGAATCTACTTACAGGAGTGCCGTAGATGCTTTGAAATTTGCCTCGTGGGTCATCATAGTAGAACACATAATTAGCAGGATATTCACGATACTCGCGTCTACCAGCTATTCTTTCTACTACATGGATGCGATCTTTGTCGCGTTCAAACAGTGCGTCAACATAACTCATTCAGATACTTATAATGTCCGTCCAACTGTTTCTAAAATAGTAGTAAGCTCTTCGTGGTCAGCTTGTGCTTCGCCAAACTTGGCTTTATGTGCAATCTTTACTGCTTTCTTAAGAATGCTTGGCTTAACTTGCAGTTCCTCAGCAATTGCTTTGATTGTTTCATTGAGTCCTTCGTTGAGGGTTTCGACTTCTGTGAGCACACCCATGCCCTCATTGATCAGTTGTGTAAGTTTTGCTTTTTGTTCAGTATTGAATACTTTAGTGTCCATGGAATCTCCTATTGTTGTGAGTACAGTATATACTCAAATATAGGAGATGTCACTAGGTTTTGGTTATTTTTTTGCTTTTGTGCTTACTCTAATTGGCTTGTTGCCTTGCCCTGGTTGATTTTTACCGCCGCGGCCTGCCTTGTTTTGAGCACTACGCTTGCGGCGAGTTGCTGACTCTTTTTCTTTCTTTGACATACTGGCGGCTTTTGATGCTGGGACACATTTAGCATAACCTTTCTTGTCTCCACTGGTGCCGCACTCGGGGTGACCACCACCTTTTTTCTTCTTGCCAATGTTTACCCACTTTTGTTTGAACCACTTGCGTAGACCACCTTGGTATGCTTCATCGAATTCTTCAGCTCTCATTGGTTTGCCTCGAATGGATTTGGCGCCGAAACAGGATGCTTTGCACAATAACTAGGATCTCCTTGTCCTGCTTCAATTAAGAAATCAGTACCCTTTTCAATCTGTCTACTTGGACATGTACAAGTAGCTGTTTGTGTACCGTTTACAGGATCTTTATCGTAGGTACACATCATTCCAAAACAATTAACACTTTCTGGTGCTAATTCGCCTGGACAATTTTGTACAGTGGCTCGCATTGCGCTCTTTGGAGTTTGTACAAAATCACTTGCTTCTTGTGGATAATAAACGTGTGGTGCAAACAGGCTCCACACTTGTTTTTTTGGATAGTCTACATCGCAAGTGCCTTTCATAACACCTGCACTTAGATCAGCAATACTAGCACCGTTTAGCACAGGGCAAGTACACTTCATTTCTGGATAGGTGACACCATCGTTGGTGACCATTGTTTTACCAGTTGGTTCGCAAGTACTGGCAGCACACAGTGCAAATGGACCATTGCATATTGTTAGTGCGGGTTCATCTTTGACTGCTACTAAATTAGTACATCCAACTAATAGTAAGCCTGCAACTATTGTTAATAATATTTTCACAAATTTACCTTGGTTAAGCTGGCTTTATCGTCTTGTTCTGTTTGCTTTTCACTTTTGCCTTCAACAGCATCTTCTACAGTGTTTTTCAACTCACCAGTTACTTCTTGCTTGACAATGCTTTTTCCAGCACCGTAAATTGCACCGTCTGGTCCACCGTCCATAAAGAAGCCTTTGGTTGCTCCCCATAATGTTTTTAATACACTTATTGGCATAATATTCTCCTTTTTACTTCTTAGGCTTGCCCATTCTCCAGCCACCACCTGCGGCCTTGTACTGCTTTGCGGCCCAAGCATTTGCATACGCACTTGGATACACATCAAACTTTTTCTTTGCTTGACTCTTGTAATAACTCCACTTGCTAGGATCTGTTGGCACTGGTTTCTTTTTAGCTTCATTTACATCTTGTGCAAGATATTGGGTAAGTGCTTTTTTAATTGCGGGCTGTGTTTTTTCATAATCAATGACACCGATGTCACGAGGAGCAAATGGAGTTTTGCTACCTGATTCTCGCCCAAAGCCAGAACCACCACCTAAATTACCAATTTTTGGATCAAGACCCTTGTAGTTACTAGTTCTTTTATCTAGTTGTAGTCTTTGTACAGTTGCAGGATCAACTGGTTCTGGTTTACCAATAAAACTTTGTTTACTCCATTGTGTGCCTGGCTCGCCACTGCTACGATATTTAATTTTTAAATAACTACCATCAGGCATACGAACGTAATCTTCATATGCACCATAGAGGTCAAGCTCGTTTAGTGAACTTGACCCTTCAGTCTTTTTTGCAGTGTCAATCACCTTTAAGTTGCTAGCAGGTGTAGCATATACCTTGCCTGACTTGTGCTTGAACATTACTTTGGTACTACCACTCTTTGTGCTAAAGCCTGTTACTGTACCTTGCATCTGGCCCATCTTTAGTGTTTGTACTGTGTCACCAATTTTGATGTCGTGCTCAAGTGCTTCGTTTACAGCTTGATCTATTATCTTACTATTTTGTATGTTAATAGTAACTCTTTTACCTTGATTGTCGGCGGTATATGTTTCAACTTCCCCACCAGGGGCATTTGTCTTACCAACATACTGTAACCTAGTATAGCCTGGATACCTGCGACCTTTTAGATCTGTGTCTTTTGCTGCAGCAAATCTATTTCCTCGCATAGCCATTGCACCACCACGTCTTCCGCCTGGTGCTTCGTTAACAGGAGTCATCTTAGGATGATTAGCTGGATCATATGCCATCTTGTAGAAAATACGTCTGACATTGGTTTTGTCTCCCGTTAGTGTAACAGTGCGTCCTTGTCTTGCGTACTCAACACCATTCTCTTTGGCGAGTCTTTTAAGTTTCATTGCACTGTCGCGCAGATTGTTTGGTATTGTTGCAGTAACCATTGGAGATTCTGCTTCTGGGAGACGCTCTGGATTACGAGTGTTTGGACTTGAACGAAGACTGCCTGGTGCTCGGACACCTTTCTTTGCCGCTTTCTTGCGAGCTTTTGCTGTGTCAAGCACACCAATGCCCAAGCCTTTTTCAGCCGCACCTGGATCTAGTTCACGGTTCATCTGTTGTGCTTGTGCCGCTTGCTGTTTCATCATATTGCTAGCCGCACCACCTTTTACTGTGTAGCCAACTCGCTTCTTGAAGTTAGTGTCAAAGTCTGCTTCTTCAAGTTCATCTTCATCAGGAACGTTGTCGCCTACAGCAACATCACCCTGCACTTTTTGTGCTAGTGCCATCATCTTCATGATAACACTTTCTGGCTGTCCTGTTACTTTTTCTAGTTTTTGGATACTGCTAACGCCCTGTGGAGTGCCGTACTTGGTTAGTTCCATGCCTACAGCACCCATTGCCACACCTACATCGTCATCACGCTTGGCGCCCATGTCCATGATGATACGGCCTAGTCTTGCTAGTTCACGTTGCTCATCTGTGTCATAGTAGTCTTCGTTAACGCTTTGACCTAGTTTTTCACCAACACGCACACCAGCATCATATGCATAAACATTAGGACCATATGCATCACTGGCTTTTGGATCTCTATAATCGCGTTTTCCATCTGCAATTCCTTTTGCAAAATATCCAACTTCTTTCGCTTCAATTTCTTCGCCGTGATCTTTAGCAAGTTTTAACAGCATATCAGCATTTTCTTTTGCTTTTGCCATTGCACGTTCTTCACGCTCTTTGTGAGCCGTAGCACGTTCTTCTGCGCTCTGCGGAGTGTATTTTGGCAGATCTTTGAACTGGTCCTGAATTTTTGCCATTGCTGCTGCCATAGCTTTATCTTTGTTTCCATCTGCTTCATCTAAGCCTGCACGACTTTTTAATTTTTCTAATGCACGTTCAAGTTTTGCAATATCCATTTCCTCTTCTTGGTTTTGCCCATACAAGGTGGATATATCACTGCGATCTTGTTTTTGGCCTTTTTCAAAAGCCAGTAGTAAAGCCTCAATATCATTCTTAGCACCTGGATTTTGTTTACGCAACATTTGTAGCATGCGTTTTGCTTTGGCTGTTGTTGCAACAACATCCTCATCATTTTCATTCATCATGTCCCAGGTTTTATTATCGATGTACATGTCTGTGTCTGGATCATAATAGCTACCTTCACGTGGATCATAGTAAACCACTTTGCCATTTCTAGCCCGCATAGGACCTTCAAGTCCTGGTCGTTCAGTGTAACGTTCTTTATCATAGTTAGGAAGGACACGGTAACCTTCGTCCAGTTTAAATAGGTCATATAAGTTCATTATTTTTCATCCACATAGTCAGTATTTTTGTTGCGAGCCACAAACATCTCGCATGCCATGACAGCCTCCTCATAGCTGTCAAACACATTCTTAGAATCTTTGTTGTTTACACGGATACGGAAGCCATCATCTTCGTTACCGTAAATTTTCATCTCTTTGCCGTCGTCAGTTGTAACAGTTTTGATTGTTTTGATTACTTCCTCTGCTGACATTTTGTCACCGATGTAATCACTGAGCTTCTTTTTGTCTTTGCTAATCTTGTCTTCTTTAAAGTTAGCAAGTTGCTCTTCCAAGCTCTTTGCAAAACTATCCACACTTTCGTCTTTTTGTATTGCTTTTGCAATGTCGTGGGCTTTGGTAATTGTGCTTTTCTTAAGTGGCGGCTTGTCGCCAGTTGACTTCATGGCCTGCGCCATGCCGATAGCATAAGGATTGTCCACTTTTGCTTCTTCGACTTCTTCTTCACCTTCTGGCTTTTCCAATCCCATTGGTGTTGGATCTGTACGACCGCTCAGTGTCATATCTGTATCAGGACTTACGCCGTCCCAGCTTTCTTCGTCACCAGGTTCTCTACTACCAACCAAATATCCTTGTGTAGGATTTTTTGGCGTGTCTGGGTTGTTTAGCACATCTACATGTGGCATCTCATAATCTGCTGGTAACTGCTTTGGTTTGTATCCAGGTTTTAAATAATCAGGAACATCCTTATCTTCAACTAATTGTAGTGCGCTTTTGGTAATGCCGCTGGTGTTATGAAAGGCATGTAGTATTGCATGCATGTCATTGTCGGCAATAGCTTTTTGATGTTCTTCAGCAGTTTTTGGTGAGTGCTTGCCTTCTTGGATTTTGTTGAGTTTGCCTAACATGCCTGCGAATGCATTTATATCTTCTGGGTTGATGCTCATGCCCTATCCACCTTTGTAAAACTTCTCAACATCCACGCATGCTTGTTGTGTGCGTCTAGTCTGCTGGCAATAAAGTCTGCGATACCCTGCTGATTCTCTTCTTCAGAGCTAGCAAAACACTGGTTTAGGAGATCAATTATGGTTTCGTTGTCTGTTAGTAGCTCTTCTATCATAAGACTGGCTCTTGGAATCTTTGTTTGTCCGAGTATGAGACTCATTTCTGCAAATCTTTCAAAACTGCCTGGAGTGTATTGGTCTAGTGTGCGGATGTATTCAGCAGTTTGGTCTATGCTGTTTTCATATACTTCTTCATATATGTTGCCAAAGAATGTGTGCAACTGTTGGAAATCAGGACCTTCTACGTTCCAGTGAAAGTTCTGTGCTTTGATTACAAATGCATATTCAGTTGCTAATAGAGTTTTTAAATCGTCTGCGAGCATTACCCTTAACCTTTTTAGTTGTGTTAGGGTATTTATCCAAACCGGCTCTTCGTTGAATGTTATGGAAACTGAAAGGAATTACAGCAATGTCGCCGCTTACAGTGCCTTCGTCTTCAAATATAAATTCATTAGCCCGCATGATGCACCTCAAAAGTTGTATCGTTTAGTATTTTTACAGGCCCTTTTGATGCCATAGTATTGCGAATTGTAAGTTTTCCGTTGTCATCTAGTTGCTGTAATTTTATGGTATAGGTACCACCAGTAACACTTAGAGGAATAATTTCATGTAGATACTGGTGATCTTTCCAAACATACGTTCTCTCTGCAACTAATGTGTCGTTTACAAATAATCGATATTCAGGTGGATCTTGATCCCACTCTGCAAATAAATCAAACTCTACGATACAACCCACACTGGACATATTTTTTTCCTTTCTGCTTTACGCTCACTGTTTTTAATTTTTTTGGCCTTTGCTAACAAACGGCGTTTGTCTGTCCTACTTAAATTATCCTTAAAACTCTTGCCTAAATATTCTTCTGCACGTTGTTTAAAGATATTCATCGTAGACTCCTTGTTATTGTTTTTTCTTTTTACGCCCTGATTTCATGTTGGCGCACCAGTGGTACATTTTGCCACGTTCACCCGAATACTTTTTAGCCTTGGCTCTTAAACTACTTACGCTTCCTTTGCAACTAGCGCCAGCTTTTTTAACCCTACCAGGTCTGCTTTTGCCCTTTACTTTGCCATCAGCAAAGTTTTCTGTTACAAACTCAGCGGCTCTCATCTAGGGTATCCAATAGAGTCCAGTGCCTGATTTACATACTCGTAATTCTTATAGTCTGGTATTTGTCCACGATATGGAGATTTATCACCGGCATTCAAGGTCTGGCCCCATGATCTTAACGTAGACTTTAAAAGAGCATACTTACCTTTCATACTCGTTGCCGCTTTAATATAAGCATTGAGAATCTTTTTATCTAGTGGCTTACCTGCTTTTTCCCATTGTGACTGTGCTTTTTGATTCTGTTCAACGTTTTTCTTTACGGTGCCTTGTCTATATTCATATTTGTTAGGATATTTTACATCATGTATGCTTTTGCCTTTATAATATAAAGACCAATCTGGAACATCTAGATCAGCACCAGCATAAAGTGTTGCAATTTTCACTTTTAACTCTTGGATAAATTGAGGAACGCCACCGGCTTCGTCGATGTCTTTTATATCAACTGGAATTGTTTTTCCATTTGCTAGTTTGATTTCAATCTGACTTTTAACTTGATCCACAGATATCTTTGACAAGTCTTGCTTACCGCCAACATCCTTTTGCACCATAGTAGATGTTTGCTTGTTAGGCAATGGATTAGTGTTTTGTGTAGCACCAAACGCTTTAGACACAGGTGTAAGTGCCATCATGCCTGCCAGAGCACCTGCACCAATATCCTTGGCACTGATCTCTTCTAGTTGCTCTTCTGTTAATACAATTTCATCAATTCTCATACTTCTAGTCCCATGCCTTTTGCAATCTTTTCAAAGCGAACTTGTCTGTGCTTGAGTCCGTGTAAGCCACTGTTGATTGGCTTGGTTACCTGTCGAATGTCAGTCCAATCACTGACCTTAGGAGCAACTCTGTTCTTCCAGTATGCTACTGCAATCTTTGCCGCCACATCTGGCTTGCTTGCTTGGTGTGCTTGGCTCCATGTGCTGGTTAAGTCCATGCCCAGTGCCTTTTCCATTTGCTTGTAGTTGTAGCGACCTGTGCGTTGTATAAAGCCTCTGCCAATAAAGCGTTCGGCATCGTTCATGCCTTTGTTACCTAGTGCTCTTGCTATCGGACCTTTAGCATACTTTTTGATGTTTGGATTGTCTTCAACCATGTCATTGAAGTTTTGGCTTTCGTGTGCCATCTGTGCCATAAAGGCTGCTAGTTCAACACCAGTAATACCGTTTGCTTGTGCTGTCTTTGCTAGCACCATTTCGTTAGGGCTATCAGTGAGTGGCTTGTAACTTGCTTGTGGCTTTGGCTTGTCCACTTTCTTGGGCACTTCGATCTTGCTGAGATCTGCTTTGGCCTGTTGCGGAGCAACTTGCACTGTTTGCTTTGCGGGTTCCTGTGCAGGAATGTCCTTGCCCACATCTTTGAGAGCCAAGCCAGCACCGCCGGCACCAGTGGTAATAGCGGCAGCCATTGCTGCATTTGCCATTTGATCTTTCCAACCTTCGTCTAGTTGTTCAAATTCAACAGCTCTCATGATCAATTCACCTCGACAGCAGCAGTAATTCTTACGTCAGCATTTGGGTTTTGCTGTTCTAGTTTTGTCTGTGCAATATTACGAGCTCGTTCTTCTGTGCTGGCACTAACAGTGATATCCATTCTCACTGGATTGCCTGATTCGCCGGTTATAGCACTAACCACACGCCATTTAGTTTCTTTTGGAATTCTGCCTGTGACATTACCACTAGGATTGGATTTTTTTACATGTTCGACTGCTTTTGCAATGGCAATTTCTTCACTGGTGGCTTTTACAGGAAGGATTTTAAATGTTGTTCCAGACTCACCATATATTCTAACTTCAACGTTATAGCTTTGTTCTTGGGTTTCGGGTTCTTTTGACATATCCACACTGCCTGGATCAATGTCTTTGAGATCCTTCACAGCGGCCTGGAAATTTCCTGTGTTCTTTCTCACACCCTGGCGCAATTTGTCAATGGCACTGGCACGATTTGGTGCAGTGATAACAATGGTTTGTTCAGGGCTTAGTTCACCGTACTGTACAACCTTGTAACTGAAGCCAAACTCTTTGTCTGTGTAGTCTGGTTCTTTGGGTAGTTCACCACGCACTGGCATTACTTTTGCAAGTTCAATTTGACTGGCTCTATTAGGAGTGATCCAATCAGCATAGTAAGGCAATTTCTTTCTTGCTTCCACTTCGCTGGTTGCAGGAACATTGAATGTAGCAACTTCATCTTCACGCAACACTGCCTTCATGATGCTTTCTCTTACGCCAGCTTTTTCTTTTTCCCAGTCTTGCGGCTTTGGTACTAGGAACTGGAATATTCTGACTCGCCCTTGTAGTCGCTTGGCTACTTCGCCTTTGCGTCCTGCAGGTTCTTTGTTGGCTTTTGTAGGATCAACCAGTTTGAAATTGTCATGAATGCTTTCGTCGCCAAACTGTTTGAGCCAATTTTGGAAAAGTTCTTCGGCTTCTTCTTCATCTCTAGCAAAAATGTCTTTTACTACATCACCAGTTTTCAATCTCACAATATTGTATGTTCTTTCGCCAAAGGCATCCTGCTTGCCAGCGTCTGGATCAATGCCAAGCACATTGTTGGCCCAAGCATCTTTGAGGTCTTCGGCATTGATTTGTCCTGCTTGATACTGTGCCCAAATGTTTTCCACTGGATCCTCACTGTCAATCAACTTGAACAGTTTCTTTTGATACTCTTCTCTTTCGGCGTTAGGATCACTGGCAATGGTGTATGCTCGAGCAAAACGCAACATAGCAAGTTCTGCTTCTTCAATTTTGTTTAGGTAATCGCCGCCTGCAATGCGGAACTCAATGTAACCACCCTCTGGTTTGATGTGGATACTGGTGAATTTGTCACCGCCAACTCGACCACGCACAATCTCTGCGGCTTCTTTGTTGATACCCTTGCGCAGTGCATCCATTGCACCCTTGATGTTCATTCTTTCAAAATTAAAATTCTTTCTTTTTGCTTCCTTGGCCGCGGTTTCCATTTTTTCAAAAGCACTTCTAGCATAGCTGTTGTAGCTTCTGTCAAACTGTTCCAGCATGTATCTGTCGCCGGTGAATAGTACCAGTTTCACATAGTCAAGATTATCTTCGTTGTCTGGTAGACTGATGCCCATGTGTAAGCCTGTGCTGTCATTGGTATACGCATCATTTCTCTTTAGGAAAGCGGCTACGTCTAACAGTTGTTGTTGCGCTTGTGCCAGCGGCATTGGTGGCGACACAATCTCTACACCTGCGTCACTGGTTGAATCTGGTGAAATACTGCTATCTGGTTCAATGATGTAGTGGTCGCCTCTATCTTCGTTGTGATAACCTGTGCTGACTTTGACTCTCTTGCCCAGTAGTTTTTGCATCATGTCACCAAAATCTTCCCAAGCACCCGCGTCTTGGGCGTAACCTTGGGTGTAAGGCCAAACGATGCCAAAGGTGTCGGTGATGTCGCTCATGAAAGGATAGTTTTGTTCAAAATACTCGTCTTCTTCTAGATCGCGATCAGAATATTTCATTTCGCGGAATGATTCTAGCGCATCACCATAAAAGCCAGTTTCTCCGTCCCACATTTTCAGCATTGTTTCTTCTGCCGCTTCGTTGGCACGATCAGCAATACCGCTGTTTACATCATCTTTGTCGTCATCATCGAGTTCATCGTAGTCCTTGCTGAATATTTCTTGGGCTACGTCATCGGGCTCAATGTCTTCAATCTCTTCATTGACCAAGTCATCCAGCCAGCCTTCGTCTTCCATTACAGTTTTGAATTCGTCGTACTCCCAAGCATTCATGATTTGTTCGTCTACCCATTCTGTGTATCGTTCACGCAGGGTGTTTCGTAAATCTTCTGCTTCACTGCCATACAAGCCAAATCCATGATCGTCGAAACTCAAAAAGTCAAGCACATCATCAATGCTACGAGGTCTACGATCTTCGCTCATGTCGCTTTCAGCATCTTCATCGTAGTTCAACCCGCCTACATCTGGTAGGATAACTTCCGCTTCAAAGCCTGCTATAATACCGTCGGCGGCATCACTTTTGGCCCAGTCACGAATAGCACCTGGAGTTTGAGAGATCTCTACAAGTTCTTCTTCATCTAACTTGCCTTCTTTGAGTGCGTTATACTTGGCCCATAGGCTTTCTTTTATAGTAGAACTTTCATTTAAATTGTCAGTGTCATACCAATCAACTAATCCTTGCAAGTCACCGGTGTATATAGCATCCACTCGTCTATCGCTGACCTGTTGTTCTAGGTCAATGCCTACATTGTGTTGTTTGGCAAGGCGTTTGACGGTAGCTAATGTGTTTCTATCAGCAGTGCTCTTAAAAATAGCTGCCATGCTGTTGTGTATGCCAAAGTCCTGTCTATAAACAATGATACCTGGAACTTGTTTTAGTGCTCGAAACAATGCATCTTGATTCTTTTGTTCTGTGGCATCACAAAAATCTGGATTTACACACACAAACTCGATCTCTTTTGCTTCTGTTAAGCCCAGGTTGTATGCTTTGTTAGCACTTGTATTCTTTGCGGCAGTTTTGTTTCCGTCTGCAATCTTAAAGCCTTCTTCTTGCGCGATAGCAAATATTTCTGAATTTCTCTTAGCCGGTTGAATATCCGCTTTTGGAAATGGTTTCAGCTTAGGTAGAGCTAATGCATAATCAATATATTCTGCATCAGCTGGTACTACCACTAGGTAATCATAATCACTGGTGCGT